CTACTACCACCATTAAATACTGCACTTTGTGTTACTGCAACTGGAACATAATTATTGTTTATATCATAAAATTCAAACTTAAAATTAAAAATATCATTACCTAATATAGTTGGCATTGATGTAATAAAACTAATTTCGTTTGGTGAGAATGCGGTATCTTGTGAAAGATTTAACGATATATTGCCAACGTGCCATTGATTTGTTCCAGATGATTGTGATAAATATAAATTTGCAGTTGGTTCATCCTTTGGTATTTTAAATGCAGTTATAGTTGTTTCAAAGTTTTTAGTTGGAATTGAACCACTAAATGTTGTAATTGGAATTTCACCATTTTGAGTACCACTTATATACGCTACTAAATTTGTTGCACTTGAACCTGTATAAAATGCATCTAATTGTAATTCATATGTATTTGAACTAAGTAAATTTAATGATGATGTAAAACTGAATTTACCACTACCAGTTAATTGTAAACCATTTTCAACATTGGTTGCATCTAATACCGCATATAATGAACTTGTATTCCAAACTTTACTTAAAGTATCAGGACCAAATGTTCCTGCATTTCCAACTACACTCCCACTTAATTCATATGTAGTTAAAAGATTTTTAGCTTCTATTGAAATATCTTGTATTAAATCATAATCCGATATATCACCTTCGGATGTTCTATATACTTTAACTCTCGCTACATCTCCGGCGAATGTATCTAATTGATTTACAGTTATACTTGCAAATGATTGTGTTACTAACGATGCTACTTTACTACCACTTACAATTGAATATAATGGTTGTAATAATTCTGTAATTGTAACTACCGGTCTTTTTTTAAATCTTACTCTTGTAGTGTTAGATAATGCTGGATTGATATTAACTCTACCTGTCCATTTTACATTATATTTGTTTTGCCATTCAATTGGAACACTTACATTTTTAGTATTAAGTTCACCTAAAATTGTAATTGTTGCCGGTCCAAATGCAGTTTCAGTTGGATAAACATATACTGCTACTACTTTAGAATTACCTTCATAGTATTCGTTTGGACTACCATCTGAAAATTCATGATAAACAATATTACCAGCTGCATCTCTAATTTGTATTTTTATTTCTGAGTTTGATTGTAATAAATCAGACCCGGCGATTAGGAATGCGTTTTTACCGCCTGAAAAAGAATCAGAAAGTTCACTTATATTAAAATATTCTGAATTTATTGAAGTATCTACAATTAGTGTTTGTACTAATTCTAATTTTTCTTCAGGTGCAACTTTTATATCAACGGCCATTTATAGAATGTATTTCTTATAAATATTCTATTTATTTATTATTATATACAAATGAAGTTAAAATAGCGAATCGTTTAAAGTTATCATCTAAAACTTCGGTTACTTCATGCATTGGATTTGCTGTTGTAAAATCTAATACTGCTAACGTACCAAACTCCGGTTTTATTGCTACATCACCATTTATAACTAATTCACCACCATACCCATCCTTATAATCTTCATTTAAATAAAGTAAAATATTACATATTTTATTTTTACTAATACCATCTTGATGTTGATTTATATAACATTGTTTATTATACATAGTATAAGATAAAGGACAATTTTCTAAATCGTATAAATCAGCAGGATAACATTCTTGTATTAAACATCTAAAAACCGCATCTTTAATAAATTCTACCTCATCTCTATCTAAAAATTTATATAAATTTTGTTCTGCGTACCAAAATTGCCATTTCTTTAATGGCGCATATTCTTTTTTTAATTCTTCTAATATTTTAAAATCCACATCATGTGTATATCCCGTCTCACCACAAGACGTATGTGTTGCATCTCTAAACTCTATATCTTTTATTTTACTAAAAATTAGTTTTAGTTTTTCGGTTATAGTAGGATTTATCTTTGTTGTATAATATCCTTTGGTTGTTAATTGGTTGTGTATTGTTTCATTCATAGAAATAAATATTATTTATATTGAATTTGAGAAAATCCATCTACTTTTTTAATCTCAACTAATGTATCAACAATATCTCGCATTGCATCCAAGTGAGAAATGATATTAATAAAATCAAATTGTGTTTTAAGGTAATCAAACATCATAAAGATAGATTGTAAATTATCACTATCTAATGTTCCAAATCCTTCATCAATTACTAAAAAGTTTGGACGAGGTAAATTACATACATTAATAAGTGCAACTCTAATTGCTAATCCACTTACGAATTTTTCCATACCACTACACATCTCTAATGGCCAATGTTGGTCCTCATAAACAATCCTAGCGTTCACATTTTTGCCACTCATATCAAAGACGATACCAAACTCTACAATTTGTTGTAGGATGTTGTTAACCTCACCTTCTATCACAGGTAGAGCCTTTGCAATCAATTCATATGAAACACCGTCTCTCTTTACTGCATCTAAGTAGTATTCGTAGATTTGGAATTTTTCTTCTAAATCTTTTGCTTCTGTCATCTTATCGGTAACTGATGTAATATAAGATTGTGTTTGAACTATCTGCCCATTCATATCTAATAATCTTGCCGCTATCTCTCTTAGGTCTTTACTAACTCCCGCTAACTCTTGCTTCTTAATATCAATTTGTTCCTCTAAAGAATCGTTGTTTTGAATAGTAGTTTCATTAGCGTGGTATTTTTCTATATCTAATTCTACCGCTGTTAATTGTGCTTCATACAATTCTTTTTGAGTAATTATTCCACTTAATTCTAAGTATGTAGTTTTATGAAGTGCTTTACCTTTTTCTAATTTAGATTTGTAATCCTCAAATTGTGAATATTGTTCTTCAATACCTTCCCAAGAATCTAAAGTTTGTTGAATACCAGTCGCATCAATCGTTGCTTGTTTAAGTGCTTCTTTCAATTCAGGTAACAATTCTTTTACTCTCATTGCATCTTTTACAAAAGTATTATCACTACAAAACTTACAATTAGGGTCATATTCATGATTATCCAAATGTTTAATTGTTTCTTCTGCGGAACTTAGATGTAATTTTGCAATATCATAAATTTTTGTAGCTTCAATTAAATCCTTTTGTTGTTGTTGATAGTTAGAATATACAACTTCTATATTAATGCCATTGAATTGTTTTTTACCATCAATTACAATTGTCAACTCAGCCATTACATCCATTATCTTACCAATACTTAAAGATTTGGTTTGTATAGTTGCATCGGAGCCTGTGATTTGAGATTGTAAAGTTGATTGTTTACTTTCTAAGTCATCAATATCTAAGTTGCCATCAATAGGAACTAATTGAGCTGATAAATTAGTTATTTCTTCATTCAAATCATCTTGTCTATCTTCGTAACCTTCTTTCTCAATTTCAAATTCTTCATACTCATCCTTTAAGGTTTCCAATTTATTTTCAGCGGTTGCTAATTCAGATGTAAAATCCGTTCTCTTAAAGTTTCTTAATAAGACTTGAACTTCTTTAATATCTTCACTCGCTAAATCATATAATTTATCGAATACATTAATACCCATAAACTGAGCTAATAAATCTTTTCTTTCTGATTGTGATTTATCAATGAATAACGAATTGTTTCCTTGTAAAGATAATGCAGTTAATACAAAATCTTCATACTTTCCTAAATAAGATTCAATTACTTTATCCGTTCCTCTACGTTCATCACCATTTAAGTTTACGATTTCACCACCCTCTATTTTCCAAAAATTTACATCACACTTAACCGCATCACCTTTCTTTGTAGTTTTAGCAGTTCTTTCAATAAAAAATCTCTCATCATTAATATCAAACTCTAACTTACAACTAAATGATGTTTTACGATTGTTTAGAATGTTAGCTGCCTTAAATGCTCTACTACTCTTATCAAATATACAAAATGAAAGAGCATCGAATAGAGATGATTTACCACTAGCGTTTGGAGCGAACACACCCATTAACCCTTTCATGTTCTCAAAGTTAACGATATTATTCTCACCATAAGAGAACATATTATTGAACTCAAAACGAATTGGTTTCCAAGATATATTCTTAACTAAATCGTCATCGTTTAATCGTTTGTTTAGTTTATTATTCAAATCCTCAATCTTACCTAATGTTTCATTATCCAACATATAGTTTCTACCTAAGTAATCTTTAATAAGACCGGCTTGGTATTGAGGGTCGTTCACATTACCTACATTCAACTTACCATCTTTATTACCCGTCCTTAAACGAGCTAAAGTGTCGGTACGAGTAATAGTGAACTCATCTACTTTATATTTCTTTTTAATCTCCGTAGTAACTCTCTTAATATCTGCTGCATCAGTTTTAGATACGAACACTCTAAGACGAGGTTTCACAGGCATATCGGTTACATCTGGCACAACACCATTCTCAACGTGCAAAGTATAATAACCATAATCATTCTGAACATCTACATATTCAACTGATAAATCCTCAACATTCCAAATTGCATAACCATGTTTGTCTAATGCCTCACCATGATTCTGTTGTATTAAAGAACCTGGATAAACTACTTTACATCCTTTCGGAGAAATCATAGTTTGCCTTCTATGTATATCACCTAATAAAGCTAAATCATATCCATCAAACATTTCTGATGTAAAATGACGAGATGAAATTGTATAACCAACATCCGTAGTTGCATCTAATACAGGTCCATGAAACAATGCAATATTTTTAGTATCTGATGTTAATGGTTCAAATATCCAATTCTCTTTGTCATCAAAAATAGAGAACGTATCAAATCTTACACCCCCATAGGTATAACTTTGAGTATTTCTTAAATAAGTTAAATTAGGTAAGTCTAATGCTTCTACAATTGGAGTTAATACATCCAACCTACCCGCATTGTTTAAGTTACAATCGTGATTTCCAGCAATTAATATAGTAGGACATAATTCACAGCACTTCTTAAGAAAATAATTTATTTCATTAAGAAGCTCGGGTGACATTTCTAATTTTGCGTGAGCCAAATCTCCCGCTAAATAAATAAGAGAGTCATCAACTCCCTTACTTTTTATATCATCAAACAATCTATCAAATACCTCTCTATATTCCTGGTGTCTTTTTAGATTTCTAATGTGAATGTCTGCAATGTGATAAATTCTCTTTAATTTATTCATTTATATTTTATTTGATAAATTCTATTTTATTACTGAACTACTATTAATCGTCAATAGTTTTTCTCTTAATACGCTTTCCCAACTTAAAGTTACGGAATTTTTCTGATATTTCAAAATATTTTGGAAGGTATTTTCGCCGGCATCTTTACCATCTAACTTAATGTTTCTCACCGACTTTACATATGGTTTTATTTTGTTATATAATACCATTGCGTCCTCTTGTGCATCAGAGTCTAAGCAAATATAGACATCTGGATTAGTATTTTTAATAGCACCCATTAGTGTTTTTTGAACAAATTTACCTAATAATGGTATAGAATTTCTTTTTAAAGCAATTGCATCAAATACACCCTCACATAAAGTAATAGGTTGCTTCCAATCAATTTGATTAGAAAATACTATAACATCTTTAGATACAGGAGGATTTTTATACTTTTGTTTTTCTTCTGTAAATATACTTCTTGCTATAAAATAATTTAATTGATTCCTATTATCATACGAAGGAACAATAATTCTACCACCATATAATCCTTTTGGACAAAATCCTATGTTATATTTAATGATATGTTTTTTAGTAATACCTCTTTGTTTAAGATATGATATTGCATTCCTTTCTAATGGATTTGTAATACTATTTGATAATTCTAATGCTGGTTTAAATTCAGATGGTAAAAATAATTGTGATGTGTTTTCATCATCATCTTCTGCAATCTCTGATGTAATTTTATCTAATAATTCTTTTATAGAACCACCCCAATCTTCTTTAAGTTTTTTTCTAACTTCTTCACTCATTCCACATCTACCAATCAAATCACTTAGGTCAAAATCACTCATTCCAATTCTCTTACCTAAATACATAAGATTACCACCTGCATTACACGTCCAACAATGAAACTTAAAAGTCTTATCATTTATTTGTAGTTTAGGTTTAGCGTGATGACAAAAAGGACAATGATATGCATACTCATTTTTCTTTAGAGGTTTGCTTGGTCCTATGTATTTATCAAAAAGTTGTATTATCTCCATATACCAAAGATATGGAAAATAGTTTAAATTACCAAATTATTCTGAGAACCATTCTTCAGGTATTACCTTATCGGCATACTTAAATCCATGTTTATCACACCAATCGGCGTAAGTAGTTTTGGACTTTTTAGTTATTTTGTTCTTTGAATTGGTAAATACGAAACGAATATCTAATGTAGGGTTTTGTTCTTTAACTAATAGATGTTTTTTTCTATCTTGTAATACAAACCTACCTTTCGTTTCTACCCTAATGTTGTTGGGTAATTTAAAATCAGGACTATATGTGTGAGGTGAGGAAGGTATAATATAATTAACCTTTTCAGTTTCGTATTCTACTTTAATTCCTTTACTTTCTATTTGTTGGGAAACGGTATCTTCTAATCCACTTTTATAACCATTCTTCTTTGCTACCCAACCTTTTTTTGTAACTTTTTTTGTCATTATTATTTTCTAGGTGTAACCGCTTCATAGTTTTTCTTAGGAGTATATGGTGCGGTTACATTACCATTTAAATTTTTTTTCTCTAAAGCCTTTTCACTTAAATCAAATTCAGATATACCACCTAATTGTTGCTTTGGAGTAAATCCCGATGTTTTAGCATTACTATCAACTTTTGCTGCGATGCCACTTTTATTGTATGTGTCTATTATTGCCATTGTGTTTTGTTTTATATAAATATACGTTAAGTATCAAATCGAATCAAAAAGTTTACAGGAAGGTCTGGAGTTGATTTAATAGGGGTTGCTAATTTAGCTACTGCT